GGGATCCGTTCTTATCGACGGCTTTAGATTACATCAAGTTAGTAACCTTAGTACGACGATAGTATTGGTTACGGTTAGCTGTAAATGTCGATGCGTCAGCAGCGCCAGATGCAGAAGTTGTAACGTATGGGTTAGCAATCATACCGTAACGAGTCTTGAAGCCGATCTTTGGCTGGAAGCTGTTAGGATCAACTGCACGAACCATTTGTAGAGGAACGTAAGGGCAGTAGAAAATACCTGCGTCGTAAGGTGAAGTACCTTTGTAACCAACAACGTAGAACTGGTTAGCAGAACCAAGGTTGGCAGAATATGGATCAACATAAACTTTGAAACGACCGTTCAACACACCAGCGAATGTGTTACCAGTGTCATCAACGTTCAAGTTTGTGCTCAATGCAGGAGCGTAGTCAAGAACACCAGCCATTGCCAATGCAGAAGCTACGTCAGCAGAACAGACGATGAAGTTACCTTTACCACGACGTGTGTCTTGGCCAATGTGGTTAGCATCGCGTTCGATGTTGAACAACAGACCTTTGAAACGCTCAACAGACCAACGGCCGTTAGAGTCAACGTCTAGGTTGAATGTACCAGCAGTAGCGGTAGCAGGAGAACCAGCTTTAGCAACTGTGTAAATTGTACGAACAACTTCACGGTTAATTTCAAACATAATTTCTTGAGAAAGAATGTTAGACAATTCGGATTCAGCATCCAGACCGTGGACAGCCTTCAAGTCTTGAGCAAGTTCAAGAGTGTATTCAGCTTTCAATGCACGAGACTGAGCTGTAACAGTAGTCTTGTCGATTGAGAAGCCCATTTGACCGAATGCATTAGTAGATGCATCACCCAAGGCTTCAGCCTGAGCAGTAGTCATACCCTTACCAGTAGTATATGTACCAGTAGGATCAGTACCAGTGTGGGTACCGTTGAAAGGTGTTCCAGAAGAGTCTAGAGCAGATGTGTAAGAAGATGAAGAGAATTGTGTATTCGCTTCGTTGAACAACGCTTCAGTACCGTTTGCAACAGTACGTGTGTTACCGTATACGGAACGCATAGCGAAGATCAAACCTGTGGGACCAGTCATAGGCTGAACACCGCAGATGTCGTAAGCCATCAAGTTAGGCATTGCACGGCGTACAAGACCGATCATGATCGGATCATACTTAGCAACACCAGCAGTACCGTCACCAATGTTATTGGCAGGTGCTAACTCGGATAGCATTTGACGCTCTTCTTGAAGAGCTTTCTCTTGGTTCTCAAGAAGAATGGCTGTAACAGTCTTCTTGTAGTTGTCTTTAATCTCAGGAAGATCGGCGTGCTCGAGAATGGCACCCCACTTCTTTTGAATTGATTCTGATAGGTACATTACCTGTTCTCCTTTTGTTGGGAAATGTTATATATTTATAATTTAACGTGTTTTGACGGTTCTCGAAAGAACGCTAACGTATTTGGACATCATACTATTGTTATCGACGAAGGCAGCAGGGTTGGTACCGCTTTCCTCAACGAGCATCTTTTCTGGAGATTGCTTAGGTGTCTTAGGGAAATAGTTTTCCTTGATGACAGATACTTTCTCGCGATATAGATCCTCAGAATCAAAGTCTACACCTTCAACTAATTTTTTCAGCTTTTCAGCCTCAGTTGCGGCAAGATCTTTTGTTTGCTCGTCAAGGACGGCTGCAGCTTTAAGTGCATTCAATTCCTTAGCTAGCTCAATGCTTTGTGTAATAGATTCGTCTAGTTTAGTTTGTAGATCTGCAGACTTAGTTTGTAGATCTTCTAGCACGTCATATTTTTCTTCTGGAACTTCAATGAAGTGTTCCTTGAACAGTGTCTTCATACCGTTGATGAAGTCTTCAGCAATTTCAGTTCTCAAACCAGACTCAACAGCCAGTTTGTTTTCTTCCATATACTGTTCAACAACATAGTTCAAATAACCATCAACTTTCTCAACCAGAGTCTCTTTGAACTCTACCAATTGAGTAGCTGTTTGCTCTTCTAACTTAGCAGTAACTTTTTCCATCTCGTTGTTAACACGAGCAATAACTGCAGCT